AGTTCCATTTGATGCAGTTAAAACAAATGTATCTGTTTTTGTAGTGCTAACAACTTGTAATACTTTACCTCCACCTACCACTAAACTTGCATCAATCCTTTTTAGAACTCCTGCATCACTTACCATAAACTCATCTGTATCTGCTGGTGCAGTTGATAATGCTGGTAAACCAGTTATCATTTCTGATGTTATTTGTGATGAACCTACACTTCCAGCTTGTGGATTTACTGTTCCAGTTGTAGCACCTAAAAACACAACATAGAAAATATCACTTGATGCAATACTTGCACTCATAGTCAAAGTTGTGCCACTTACAGAATAGCTACTATTGGTTGGATTTTGTCTTACATTATTTACAAAAACTGCAATATCTGATGTACTTGAAACTGATTTGTTCAGAGTAAAGGAAGTTCCACTTCCCCCAGTAAATGATTGGGAAGATAATCCTACAAAACTTGTGGCTGGTTTACTTCCTATGTAACTCATCTAGGTTATCTCCATAATAGACAATGATACATCTAAAGCACTTGCAACACTTGCTTGTACCTTTAAAACATCAGTTGTTTGCAGATTTACCTTTCCTCCAGACAATACCTCCAAAGATGAACCACCGGGAATCGTTGTGCTTTTTAATAGAAAAACATTTGCATTTGTTTCTGTATCTGATGTATCTGAAACAAGTTGTACATCTGCTGTGATTGCATTTGTTGTCTTGTTACATAGTATAAGTCCTAGAATTACAGTTGTTGTGCTTGAAGGAACTGTATAAACTGTGGCAAGACTACTATGAGATACACTTGCTTTAGTTTTTACCTTAAATGTATTAGCCATGATTGATCCTTATAATAATATATTTGTCATCCTAGTGCAATCGCTAAAGCAATAACAGTGTCTTCTGTCACTCCCCCAATTGTGTTGGCGGCAAAAGTACCAGCAGTTTGATTTATTGTGCCAATTTCAATATTTGCATTATTTGCACTGTTTCTAATATAAAATTTGTTTGATGTTGTTGTTGTGGTATCAACCCAAAGTTGATATCCATAAGTTGTTGATGGTGCAGATGTACCATTAGATGTACTTGCCAATGCTTGTAATGCACTATTTAAATCTGACCTAAAACTTGGAAAAGTTTGGTTTGCAATAACCATATCATTTTGACTCATATTTACTCCTTATGCTGAAAGTTCTCCAAAACCTCGTGCAACATAGTCAAAAGTTCTATTTACAACTGAACCACCACTATTAAAAAACTTAATTGTGAAACCAGTTGCACTTTTATTCGTTATAGCATAGTAATCACCACTTGCCAAGTTACCAGCAGAAATTCCTATACCACCCAATCCTTTAAATGCACCAGAGAAAGTAATCACTTTTCCTGATGATGAAGTGCCACTTGCAATATCATTTTCTGCAATAACTCTGTCTGGCATATCTATTTCCATTCCTAAAGTGTTAACTTGGGGTGTTGCATTTACATCTGTTGAGTTCAACACTAATTTAAATTTAAATCCTCTTGCTGTATAATCCCCAGAAATAAATCTCCTGAAATCTGTAAATGATGCACTACCACTATTTGGATCATCATCTGTTGTAGCAACAAAAAATTCTACTGTAGTAGAATCAAATAAACCATCAAAAAAACCTTCTTTGGCATCAAAATCTCCTAATGCATCATCAAAGAAAGTTGCATTATCAACTCTACTTATATCAAAGTCTGGTGTCAGTTTTGAGGTAAATTTACCACCAGTATCAAATTTAGTTGCAAACTCATAACTTCCAGTTGTAGCGACAGAACCACCACCAGCATCAAAATTACCATCAACATCATCAAAGTTTCCAGAAACAGAATCAAAATTATTTGTCGTATCTAATATCAGTTTACCAGCAGTCGTTTTAACCACATTAACTTTTGCACCAGCAAAAGTAGGATTTTCAGTAATTGTACCCACTACATTTTGAAATTTAATCTTATCTATAATCGCAACGCTACTTGCTTCACCTAATGATGTATTGCCTAGCTTATCAACAGCTTTACAGAAATATGTGCCAGTAACTGCTGGAACAGAAATAGATTGTGCTGGTCTTGCAACTTTTGGTACAATATCCATTGAGTTTGCATAAGTTGCCCCTGTTGTGAGTTTACTGTGCCTTATTTTATAATGCGATAAATCTAAATCAGTAACAGGAGTCCAACTTAAATGTGCTTCTTCTCCAACAATATTAACAGAAAAATCTTGAACATCTTGTGGTGGTGCTGTTTTACCAATGACTAAATGTTCAACAGATGAATAAGCTGATTTTGTACCAAGGGTCGTAATTGCTCTTGCTCGTACATCATAAACAACATTATCTTGGACATTAACAAGTTCATATTTATTGTCAGTTGCTCTACCCATGCTAATGTAATCTGTCGCTGTTGATTGTTTTGCTTGAACCTCAAACTGGTCAACAAAAGAATCTGTTGAAGATACTGTTGCTTGTAAAACTGTGATCGCTTCCTGATTAAATGTTGTTAGAGCATCTGATACAGATAAAGTTGGTGCAGATGGTGAGAATGGATCAGGTAGAGTTGTATTATTAGATATGATTGCTGTTTCTTCTGCACTCCAATCATAAACTGATGATGATGTTTCTCTTAGAGATAAATCTATGCCAAGTTGCCCTTCTTTTGTTGTTGCAAAAGACCAAGAAGCAACCTCAAAAGGTTTGTTACTAAACCCTAGTCTTGTATTGTTGACTAGAACTGTGTCACCAACCTCTACATTAAATCCTGTAAGTTTTGCTGGGAAGTTAAGGTTTATTTGCTCTCTGTTTCTATACAGAATCATTTTTGCAATTCTTTGTGCCATTGCTGAAGATGTTGTAAAGGGTAACTCTACATCACTAAAGATTTGTTCTCCAGCATCTTCAGTTTGGAATGTTGATGATGTGATAGGAGGAAAATCAGTTGGCTGATATTTTTGATCAGGATCAGAAAACACACCTTTAACAGCATTAAAACTATCTCTACGACTATTCCTAGTTGTTACAGATATGTTGTCTCTTAGATCATCATCACCAAGTGTAACTGATGGTGTTAAGTATTCTCCAACTTTCATACCCCATTTACCACCTGAGTAATAAACTAGACCCATACAAGATGAAGTCATATCCTCTAATATTTTTGCTGGTACTGTTCCAGTATCAATAACTCCATGTGACTCATATCTTTTTTCTGATAATGTTTTAAGGGCTTGTGTTTCACCAGCATCCTCACTTGCTGGACTTATAGTAATAGCAGTTCCACTATTTGCATTACTTAAACTTGTAGCAAGTTTTATTGTATCCCTTGAAACTCTTATAACATAATAAGTTGTTCCAGAGGTTAATCCAGAAACATTTGTACCACTTTCATTAGAATATTGGACAGCATCACCAGTTTCATAAGTATGACCAATTATTGTAATAATATTATCACTTTCCCCTATATCATTTTCTGTATTAAATGTTTTACTTAAAGGTGTGGCTAGAGTTACTGTTTCATCACAAGTATTCGCACAACTTGTAAATATTGTATCATTAACCTCACTAGCTGTTGCTGACAAACCATATCTTGTATCAAGTAAGTAATCTCGTACACATAAAGCACTATTGGCAGAATATGAAGTGGTTGATGTTCTAGGGTCATAAACCTTTTTGCCTTTTACAACAGTAGAAATATTAGGAATACCATTTGGAAATATGTCATTACTAAATTGCAGACGAACATACATATAAGCAATACCGCGTAATCTGTGGTTTGTTGTCCAATTACTATCTTCACTTACCAAATCACTATCTGCTGTTTGGTCATCTGCACCTGTATGAAGCTTAATTCTTACAAAAGAAGTACCACCACTTTTATATTTGTCCTCTTGCACAAAGCCATTGGCATCTAAAGAAACTGTATCTTCGTTAACTTGAAAACTTTCAAACGAATTTATTTCATGTCCAGCAATCGCAAAAACAAGGTGTAAAAATTTATTGCTTTCAGTTGTTGATGCATAAACTAAATTACCAGCAATTCTTCTTTCACCATAGACTGCTTGTCTTGCCATGATTGCTTGTTTTACATTGACAAGTCGTGATTGTGCAGATTCACCAAGGGAAGAAAAGTTGGGTTGTAGACTTGGTACTTTTGGTTTTGGTGTTAATGCTCTTTGAGCAACTGAAAGTGCCGCTCCAACGACAAGATTAAATGCAAACTTTTTAAAAAATGCTGTTAATGTAAACCCAGCACCACCACTAGCAACCCCAACGACTGCTGATGCAACTGCACCAATAATTCTGCTGACTACACCACCCATTACCCAAACCTCCAAGCATATTTCATTTGCTCTTTTGAGATAAATTCCATTTTGTCATACCCTACAAATGCACACATTTTACCAAGACAAATGCCCATACAATATGCACCTTGAAACTTCATAGAAACCAAATCACCTCTTCTAGCTTGTATTGGTCGTATTCTTTCAAGCCTACTATTTACAATCGTTACCCAATTTTTAAATCCTACTTTTTTTAATATTTCTTTACCTTGTTCAAGGCTTTTGAATGTCTTGTCAAATTCTGGAAATGTTGATTTTCCTGTTAGGACTTTTTCCCATTCAATTGTAAAGGTGCAACAATCATGTGTACCAAACTCTAAAGGTGTTTGTCTGTATTTATCAATATATTCTTGAAGTTTGTTTTCCCAATTATCTGATCTCACTTTCCTCCCCAATTTATATCTTTATCTTGTAAATCAGTTACAAAATCAAGACCTAAATCTCCAGAAAACAATCTTTTTTGTTCTTCACTTGTATATCGTGTTTCATTTGGCTTTTCTAAATCAATCAATCGTGATTCTACTGATAATGTAATAATAATTTCATCTCCACCATCATTAATTGTCATAGAGTCCATTCGCCCTTGGAATAATTGGTAAACACTGGATATTACAGAATAATTTTCATCTAACATTCCTAGATAGCAAGTGAATGTTCTGTTTTGATAGTTTGCATTTAATGAAGCGGCAAGTATAGAACTATCCATACCTGACAAGGCTACATTGATTCCTGTTGCTTTTATTTCAGATGTTTCTTCTACTGCACTGACAGATAGCAAAGAGCCACCACCAGTATAGGTCTGGCTGTTTATAGTTATATTACCATAACCAGTCCATAATCTTACTGCACCTTCTAAAAACTGTGCTTCAAATGCATAAAATGGTTTTAGCGAACTGGAGGTTATCGCAGTCAAGAAATTGGATGAAAGCCCTCTTGACATTATCCACCTCTACTTTTTTTTAGAGAAAATTGATAATTTTTTCTTTTTTGGTTTTTCTTTAGGCTCTACATCAGAAGGAAGTGAATCATAGTCCTTTGTCATTGGCACAACAACTTCTGCATCAATGTACATAGCATGACCATGTTCAACAAATTTTTGTCCAACCTTTTTTAACCATTCTGGATTATCTTCAATGACCTCATCTACCTCATACATTCTCGTAGTGACTCCTAGAGGATCATTAATTCCTATTGTTTTATTTATCATTTTTACTGGCATCCTATCTCCTTAAAAGAAAGAGGGGAACTTAATCCCCTCATATCTCAGTCTATTATACATTGTGTGCTGTAATAGTGTTATCAGATGAATGCAGAGCATTACCTTTAACAACCATTAAACCAATTGGTGTTCCATTAGAATGTGTGCCTGTTTTTGCAATCACACCTCTAATATATCTTTTACCACCAACATAACCAACTTGTGTAACAGTTCCAGTGGAATCTGGATTACCAGATGTACCAGCAGTGCCAGTACCATCAATCTTTAACCAGATACCTCCAGCGGCAATTGTGCCATTGGTAATATCTGATTGTGTCACATCAGTAAATGTTGAGTTATCATCAGAATGCTCTAATGAAATTTCAAAGTGAACAGATGAAGAAAGTGTATCTCCTTCTGCACCAATGAAAGCGACTAAAGTTGCACTCTTGTAACCTTGTAAGTCAACACCAGTGCCATTAGCGGCGGCTGTTGTGACTGTAGGTTTATAAGAAAGGGCAACTGCTGTATTATTTGCTAAATCAAAATTCATAGTTTTCTCCTTCCTTTAGCTTGGTACATAACTTCTTAATGCTTCTGTTAACACAACTTGTCCACCAACTCTTTTTCTAGCAACATATCTTACATTACCAGAAGTAGCTTGAGTGAATGGGTCACGAAGTATTGACAGATTAACTCTATCTACTACCATATATGCGGCTCGGAAATCTCCAAACACAATACAAACTGCACTAGAACCTATATCAGCCATATCAGGCATTTCCACATAAGGGAAACCTAAAATAGTGTTTGGTGTTCCAGCAGTAAGCATCATTCCCGGTTGGAATACATATTGACCAGCAGAATCTTTTAGCTGTCTAATTTTAGCCAAAGTGTTTCTGTTAAATACTAAAGTAGCATTTTGGTTATATGGGGTTTTTAATGAATGAACTAAATCCAACAAAGTGTCGGCTGTTACAACTGCACTACCTCCAGCAGTTGATCCACCTACATTTGTTGTAAATCCTTCTGGCTTGTTGATCTTATCACCAACAGTCATTGCATTACCTTCAGCTTTTGCAAACTGTGTGGCAAATTCCTGTTGCATTTCTGACTCAAGATCAAACACAGAATCTTCTAGTTCTTGTTCTGAAATGTCAATTAGTGCATACTGCTCGTGGCATGGAATTTCTTCCAATTGAGTAGTATAACCAGTTGTTTCACTTCTTGTGCCAGTTTCCGCAGTCCATTGTGCAGAAAATGTTGCACTTCTTACAGGAACTTGAACACTTCTTTGAGAAGTTGCTCTCACTCTAGCAAGAGAACGAACTGGAGAGATTTCTGTTAAGGTTTTTAATAGTTCTCTCATGTACTCTGGTGGTGCAAGAAAACCAGCTTGTGTATCATCAGAAACAGTCAATGCTTTGACTTCATCTGGTGACAGGCTTTCTTTACCTTTTCTTAGCCATCTATCAAAGATAGCAATCTTTTTTTCTACTTGTTCTGGACTACCATCTACATTTGGTCTTTTAATCATAGACTCAAAAGTAGCAAGTTTTTCTTCAACTTGTTCTTGTTGTTTCATAGCAAGTGTCACCTTTTGATTCACATCTTCTTGTGCATCAAGAGATTTTTCAATCTTTGCTAACTTCTCTTCAACAAGTGGGTCAGTAGAACCTTTTTTTTCTAAATCAGCAATCCTTTGGTCATTGGTTGCTTTGAACTCTTCAAATGCCTTACCTTGTTCCTCAATCGCTGACTTAACTGTATTATGGTCAACTTCTGACATAATATTACTCCTTTATTATTTTAGTTAAGTTATTTATTGATTGTATTAAGTCTGGCATCACATCATCAACCTCTCGTTGTGCTAGTGCCTTGGTCAGTGCTTTTGCACCCATTTTTGATTCGCTTCTAGATAAACCTACATCTCGTAGGATATCCTCCCATTCACGAATCGTAGTATCAGCACCCTTAACTTTCCGAATTCTAGCTTTCGGATTCATTGGAAAGGTTACTGCTGAAATCTCCATAAGGTCTACATTTTTAAGATATCTTTTTTTGCCATCATCATCATAGCCATATCCTTTTGCATCTACCTTATATCCTATTGATAATCCATCTATTGCACCCATTTTCATTAACTCATAAACTTCTTTTCCTCTTTGAGTGCCTAATGCTAATCTTCCTTCTACTCTTAAACCTTTATTGTCCTCTTCCATTTTTTCAAACACTCCAATTGGTTCATCAGTTTTGTGCATGAATAACATTTTAATTTGCTTTGGACTTTTTCTGCGAAGTGAAGTTGTGAATGCACCTCTCTCAACAATATCATTGCCTAAATCTTTATTTCCAAAAATTGATGCATAGCCAGAAAACTTTCCATCTTCATCTTCTTCATCATCACCATAAACTTTCCATTCACAGTTAATGTCGTAATATTTTACTTCTGTTTGTTCTAGTGATTCTTCTGTGACATCAGTCATTTCTTCTCCCTTTTTTTTATCTCTAAAACTTGCTATGCATATAGCAGTTCTTTGACCTCTGTCATATTCGCTTCTCATTGTTGCATCATCCATACAACGAGACATAAATTCACTTTCAGTTTCAGAGCCACTTGGTTTTGGTATTGGCATAATTAAAACTAATATCATATTAATATATGAAAGCCAATAGGTCTAGTATTTTTTTAAGGTATGCCCCCTAAGATATTAGAGGGCATATAGGAGAAACTTATTTTGTTGTTCCAAATTTGATTAACAGTTCCAAGATTGTGACTTGCTTTTCAAATCTTTTCTTTTGAGATTTTAGTTTTTTAAGTTTGTTGAATGAGATTGTATGTTTTGTTTCCCATCTCTCCAAACT